AACAACCTTCCTGAAGTAGGTAACGGTCCAACCTCTACCACATCTACAGGTTCTGCTCATTACGGTGTGCTGGTTGCTGGTCATTCTTCTGCAGCAGCAACTGCTGAGCAGATTAACAAGACTGAGACTTACCGTGACCCAGATTCATTTGCTGACATTGTACGTGGTATGCACCTTTACGGGCGCAAAATTCTACGTCCAGAAGCGTTGGTTAATGCAATCTACACATCTGGTCTATAAGGGGGGAATGAGATATGGCACTTGGTGATAATACTCTTGCTTCCGCTCGTGGCGTTTCGCAGCGAGGACGCAACCCTTACATGGTTCAAACTACCTTAAATTGGGCTACAGCGTTGTCTGACAAAGGTTCTGCACTTGCAGCGTCTGATGTCATTCCTGTAATTGCCGTACCCAAAGGTACTATGGTCATGAACGCAGGTATTGAAGTTGATACTGCTACTGACGGTTCTACTTTTACAGTAGACTTAGGTATGGTTGACGCTGATGTATTTGTTGACGGATTTGATGCTACATCTGCAGCAGCAGTAGTAGCGCAGAACCCTGCAGCATATCAGCCTGTAATGGCTGTTGCTGATGACAACATTGACGTAACTATTGCTTCACTTTCAGGTGGGGCTGTTAGTTCAGGTAAGTTCCGTGTATGGGCTATCTTGATGGACTGCACAGACATTGGTGATCTGTCTGCTAATGAAGTAGACCGTGATACACTTGCGTAACTAAACTTTAGGGGCTGCTTTCGGGTGGCCCCTTTCGCACACCTTAGGAAAACAGATGTCAACATACGTACAGCTTACAAACGAATTACTTAGACGTTTGAATGAAGTCCCTCTGGATACAGCAGGTGATGGCTTTACTACAGTGCGTAACGTTCAGGCTGCAGCTAAAGATGCTGTGAATAGTAGCTTACGTGAGATATACCAGAATGGTCAAGAGTGGCCTTTCCTAAAGAATACGTACACGCAGACATTAACTGCAGGTACACGTCAATACAGTTTCCCTGCTGACTACTCTACAGTAGACTGGGAAACATTTTATTTAAAGAAGCATTCAACACAAGAGAATCAACCTCGTGTTTTAAAGCCTTTGACTTATGAAGATTACACTGCTAACCACCGTCCTAAAGATGATGAGGGTGATCAGACAAACGGTATGACAGCACCTGAGCATGTATATCAAACATTTGGTGATGCCTTTGGTGTAACGCCTATTCCAGATTCCGACTACGAAGTAGAGTACACCTATTGGAGTATTCCTTCTACGTTAACAGAGTACAACGATACTTGTGTAATACCTGAGCGTTTCAACCACGTTATCTTAGATGGCGCTATGGCTTACATGATGCAGTTCAGAAGTAATGCACAGTCTGCTGGTATGCACCAACAAAAGTTTGACTTTGGTATACGCAGTATGAAACGCATTCTATTTGATGATGAGATATATTTAAGGTCTACTGTAATTGAAAGACCCCGTTAATGGATGACCTAAGAACTAATATTACAGTTTGCAGTGGTGGTCTTATAACTAACGTTGATCCGCTAACACATGCAAACGCCTTGAGTGGTAGTGCTTTACGCATGATTAACTACGAGCCTTCCTTATCGGGGGGCTATCGTCGTATTAGCGGGTATCAAAACGATTACGGTACTGTACCTGGAACAGGCGCTGTATTAGGTGTAGAAGTAAACGGCAACCTACACGATGGTATTTTTGCTTGCAGAAGACCTACTTCAGGTAATAACTATTTACATAAGTGGAATAATAGTACTTCATCGTGGGACGCTGTAACTGCTTCTGGTTCTCCTACTATGGTAGGAGTAGATCGTGTACGCTTTTCAAGCTATAACTGGTCAACAGAAGTTTTACTTTTGACAGACGGTATTAACCCTGCAGCTACATATGATGGTACTACTTATACTCAGATCACACACGCTAATGCTCCTACAGATCCTAAGTTTTCAGAAGAGTTTGCATCACATATATTTCTAGCAGGTGATCCATCAGAACCGTTTAACTTATTTTTTAGTGCTCCCCTTAATGCTACTGACTTTGATCCTGCTAACGGTGCAGGTGTTATTAACGTAGGTTTTAAGATTACAGCAGTTAAAAAGTTTAGAGATAGTTTATTTATCTTTGGTGCTAATAATATTAAAAAACTAATTGGTACAAACTCTGCAGACTTTTTATTGCAGAACGTTACTGCTAATCTAGGTTGTGTAGCACCTGACTCTGTTGTTGAATTTGGTGGTGACTTACTTTTCTTAGGACCAGACGGTATTAGACCTATCTCAGGTACAGATCGTATTGGTGACGTTGAACTTGCACCAGTATCTAAAGAGATTCAAGACATTTTTGACAACTACTACTTATCAGAAACTATTGTAGATATTAGTATTGTTGTTATACGTAAGAAGTCTCAATTCAGGTTCTTCTTTAAGAATGATAGCTCTCTGTCTTTGATAGGCGCTATTCGTAAATCACAAAATAAACAAAGTATATTTGAATATAGTCAGCTTATTGGTATTGAAGCTAACTGTGTTGCTTCAGGTTACATTGGTCAGTTTGAGCACGTAATACATGGAGATGGTGCAGGTAAAGTACACAGACAGGAACGTGGTACTAGCTTTGAAGGCAGCAACATATTTAGTTTATATCAAACACCTTACTTTTATATGGAAGACCCAGAAGTACGTAAGATCGTTTATAAGATAGATACGTATCTAAAATCAGAGGGTAACACAGAAGTCTTTGTAGGTTTATACTATGACTATGACGATGTGTATTCTTTAAACCCTACTACTTATAGTTTCTCTACCGAAGGTGCAGCAGCTATTTATGGTACAGCTATCTACGGCTCAGGTGATATATATGATGGTAACCCGTCACCTAAAGCTTTAACTAATGTATCTGGTTCTGGTAAGTCTGTTTCTATTAGTTACGTTACAGACAATCAAAATGCAAGCCATACAATACAAGCTATTTCTATGACATATGGCTTGGGAGACAGGAGATAAACCGTGGCAGGTTATGTAAGACAATCTACAGCAGACATCATCCCCACCGCTACAGTTCGTGCTGCCCCTATTAACGCAGAGTATAATGCACTCCGTGATGCTTTTGCTGCATCTGGTGGTCATAAACACGATGGTACTTCAGGTGAAGGTGAGTATGTCCCTCTTATTGCAGACTTGGATGCTCTCAATAAAGTAGTAATTGATACAACAAACAATCGTGTAGGTGTATTCGTAGAGGTAAGTGCTGCTGCTGTTGAGCAGATACGCATACAAGATGGTGTTATTGTTCCTGTCACAGATAACGACATCGACTTAGGTACATCTTCAGTAGAGTTTAAAGATCTGTACTTAGATGGTACTGCTTATATTGATACACTAGCAGTCCACGAATCGGCTACCATTACATCAAACTTTTCCGTAAACGGTAATACTACTCTTGGTAATGCTGCATCTGACACTGTTACATTTACTGCAGACGTGGCATCTTCTATCTTACCGTCTGCTGATGATACGTATGACTTAGGTTCTTCCGCTTCACAGTGGCGTAACTTATACATTGACGGTACAGCTAATATAGATAGTCTTGTAGCAGACACTGCAGATATAAACGGTGGTACACTAGACGGTGTAACTATTGGTGGCAGCACAGCAGCAGCGGCTGATTTTACTACTATGGATGCATCAGGTAACGCTACAGTTGGCGGTACATTAGGTGTTACAGGTGCAACTACATTAGCATCTACGTTAACTGTCACAGGTGCTACAGCGCTTAACGGTGGCCTGACATTAGATACAAATAAGTTTACTGTTGCAGATACTACAGGTAACACTGCAATTGCAGGTACGTTAGATGTTACGGGTGCTACTGCTTTAGGGTCAACATTAGATGTTACAGGTGCTACAACTGTTGCTGACTTTACAGCAACGGGTACTACTGTGTTACCTGCTACTTCTTTTGGTGATAATAATATTACTAATGTCGGCAACATTGCACTAGACAGTATTACAGCAGACGGCTCCTCTATAACTATTACAGGTAATACTACATTTGCTGACGGTGCGTATGACTTTGATATAGCATCTCACGATACATCAAACGGTTTGAAACTAGCGGGTACACTTGTTACAGCTACTGCAACAGAGTTAAACTATAATGATACAGGCTCTTCTGTAGGTACAATTGTTGCGTCTAAAACTGTTACGGTAGATGGAAATAAAGATGTTTCTAGTTTCAGAAACCTGACTGCAACAGGAGATATAACCGCAGGTAATTTAGTAATATCTGATGGCGGTAATATAGGTTCTGCCTCAGATACAAATGCTATTAGTATAGCTTCTGATGGTGACGTTACTGTTTCTCAGAGTATGACAGTTACGGGAGACTTAACCGTTAATGGCTCTACTAATACTATTTCAACAACCAACACAGTTATTGAAGATGCTCTTATTGAATTAGGTACGGGTACAACAGGTACACCTTCAAACGATGCAGGTATTGTAATTGAACGTGGCGATAGTAATAATGCATTTATTGGGTTTGATGAGTCAGAAGATAAATTTAAAGTTGGCACAGGTACATTTACAGGTGCAGACACGGGTAACCTTACGATTACTACAGGTACACTTGTAGCTAACATTGAAGGTAATCTAACAGGTACGGTGACAGGTAACGCTAGTGGTTTGACTGGTATGAATACTGCCATATCGGAACTTAACGTTATGGATGGTGACACATCCGCTACATCTACTACACTTGCAGATGCAGACAGAGTGGTAGTCAATGACGCTGGCACTATGAAGCAAGTCGCACTGACTGACTTTGAGACATACTTTGAGAGTGCGTTAGATACGCTTAGCAATGTTACTACAGTAGGTACTCTTAATAGTGGTAGCATTACGAGTGGCTTTGGTTCTATTGATAATGGATCAAGCGCTATCACTACTACAGGTACAATTACGTTTGGTACACTTTCAGATGGATCAGATAGTGTAACTGATATTGTAACTAGCGTAGGTTCAGGTTCTGCTAACTCTGAGTTACCTACTGCATTAGCTGTAGAGAACCGCATCCAAGCTATTAGTGCTATATCTAACAACGTGACAGGACTTAACGCTACAGGTGCAGAACTTAATGCTGTAGCTGATGTGTCTGCTATTACGATTGACACAAGCACAGCTATTGCTAACAACGATGGCATTGCAGTGTTTGACTCTTCTGCTTCATCTATTGGTTACTTTGATGTAGATCTTTTAGATACCTACTTTGCAGGTACAACTAAAACGCTTACTAATAAAACACTTACAAGCCCTACTGTTTCAGGTTTGTACTTGAGTGACGCAGGGTTTATCGTTGAGGGTTCAAGCGCTGACGGTAATGAAGCTACTGTAACATTTACTGATCCTACAGCAGACCGTACTATTACATTTCCCGATGCTACAGGTACAGTTGCACTTAGTGGTGCGACACAGAATGTAGACTTTGGCACTATCACCAGCGATGGGCTGACTGTGGATGGGGAAGGGATAATATCTAGCACAACAACTGCAACAAACTTATCTGACCCAATTTTGCAACTTTCTGGATCAGGTTATACAGCAAATGGAATATATGGGATTGGCTTCCATTATGATACCGACTCTAGTGGAACATCCCCTGTTTTTGCTGGCTACCAGTTAACATCTGGTAGTGGAAACACAAAAGGAAACCTTGTTTTTGGAACTAGAGACACGACAACGGCAGGTGATGTTCCTCTAATTAGACAGACGATAGCCTCCAATGGCGACATCAGCTTTTATGAAGACACAGGCATCACGCCAAAGTTCTTCTGGGATGCGAGTGCTGAGAGCTTGGGGATTGGCACGGATTCTCCAAACTTGCATGGCTGGACGGCTGCTGTAACTCTAAATACATCAAGTAATGCTGGCTACGAAATAGGTCAAAGCGGAACGAAGTATGGCGCTTTTGCATTGCAAGGCGATGGGCGTGTCCAGCTAACAAACTTTACAGCAAACCCTCTTACGTTCCAGACTAACAACCAAGAACGCATGCGCATCACATCAGCGGGTGAACTGTTGGTAGGAAATAGTAGCACTATTTTAGACGCTCAAGAAAACGAAGAGCAAGGTGTAGATATACGTCCTGAAGGCTTTGTAAAGATTAGTCGTAGCTCTAATCATCCATTACAATTAGCACGTACAGATGATGGTGAGATTGTTAAGTTCCGCTCTAATGAAACAACTGTGGGGAGTATTGGGGCTAAAGCAGATGATTTTGTAGTTGGTTCTACTTCTGGTTCTGATGCTGCGTTCCGTATGGATGGTACTAATAACCAGATTTACGCATCTGATACGTCAGGTAGCGCAAGAGACGCAGCAATTAGTCTTGGAGCTTCAACAGTACGATGGAAAGACCTCTATCTCTCAAACGCTGTTGTTCAAGACGGCGTAAAAGCTACCACTACGGCTACTACACAAGTAGCTATTGAGACATTTGCTCACGCAAGTCACGATGGTGCCAAGGTTGTTATTACTGCTGCTACATCTGCTGATACCTACGTCACAGAGCTTCTTATCGCTACTAATGGTACAACGGCTGTAGCTACAGAATATGGTCAAGTAGGTACAGGCAGCGCTTTAGCAACTTATGACGTAGACATTTCTGGCGCAGATGTTAGAATATTAGCAACACCTGCTTCAACTACAAGTACGACTTTTAGAGTCGCAATGACATTAACGTAAGCCAAAGGGGAGAGTGAACTAATGGCTAATAACAAAGCATTTAAGGTTAAGAACGGCCTAGAACTGGAAGCCTATAGTAAGGCAATCAGCGACACAGCCGTAGACGTATTCGTGTACGACACCCGCAAGGACAGCGATGGCGGTGCATGGCGTAAGCGCACACAGAACACTAGCTGGTACAATGAGACGCTGAACACTAGCACCCGTGGTAGCCGTAAGGAGTTCCCAGCTGTTGCAGTTATTGTGGCTGAAGATGACACTGTTACGATCTACGATGGTGATGATCCTGATCTGCCTATGTGGATGGTGTTTAATGGGACTTATGATGCTAATTTGCAGGACAACTACCTTCTTATGTGGTCAGGAACTGGTAATAATATCTCTTGCACCACAATGTCTAATGGTAAGCTAGGTGTAGGTGTCACTACAGGTGGCGGCTTGATCTCAATAGATTTCATATCTGAGTTTGTTCGTTATTATAGAGACCTATCTTCTAGTTTCACAGGTGCAATATACAGCGGTACTATTGCAGATAGGAACACAACAACCCATACTTATGTGGGGGATTACAACGAGTTTGCAATCGTAAACACTATTGTCAACGATGTAGCCATGACCGTGCTACCCAACGCCCCAATTGATGCTGCTACGGGCCTTCCCGCTGTAACCACGGCAGTAGCTACTGATGGTGGGGTTTCTGTTATCAAGG